TGTTATATTCTCCTAATATGTTATAACGGTTGATAAATTTGCAGGATTGCCTATCAAACGATAGTCAAAAGTCTGCGTAAATACTTCGCCTTGGCTCATTCTTTTTGTAAACATACAATTTGATAAGTTTGCATCTAAGAATGTATTGCCATTAACGATTGTTTTAATACGAACAGCAGTGTCTGTATTAAAACTTTGCACTGTACTTGAATTATTTTCTGAAATATATTGAGTTATATTACCAGAAACAACTCTTCTTTCGAGAGTAAACCCTGAAGGATACATTGCAGTTGAAGCATTTGTAACTGAAAGACTGCTTTGTAATGTTTCAAAAGGTGTCCAAGAAATATCATTCTGAACACTTAATGTAGCAGATATAATGTTTGAAACATCTGATCCACTAACTTCCACATCAATAAGCGATAAGGTGGGAGTTCTTGTCGAACTAGCACTCACCAGTGAACCTGGGAGTGAATAAGAGGCATCTCCTACTCTTTCTAACTTTTGTGCTTGTCCTGAAACAGCTAAAGTTAAATTTGAACCTTTCGCTAAATTGAAATCTCCGTTTGTTATTACACATTCATTCAATTTAAACGTGCTTTCTCCAGTTACAATAAAAAGATCAAAAGTTTTTATATTTGATCCTGTGCTATCATAATCTGTCAAAAGACTCTTTACAATTGTTTCATCTTTTTCTGTAGTTAATGAAACTGTAAACGAAAAGTTTGCAGGATTTGCTTTTGTTATACTTGTTCCCTGAAACATTTTTGTTTGATCGTGCAAAGTCTTTACTTCGTATGCATCTTCCGCAAATGTCTGTGAGAACGATACGTCAGGAGTCGTTTTTAATAAGTAACGACTCCCTCCGTATACGAGGTGTACATTACTTTCTCGTAGAAAGTTGTACGCTGTCATTGTTATACAGTATAGTCTGTTGAATATTGACTGTCTGAGTGACTTGTTGAACCTACATAGGTAACAGTCATTTCGTCTCCTGTTAAGAGGTCGGATCCATGAGCCGAGAACTCTACAGAAGTTGAAATTAGATCAGCAACTTCGATTGTTGGAATTTGTAAATGAGCTTTTGGCAAGGCAAAAGTTACTAAAGGAGAAGCTCCACTAGCACCACCCATTAAAAGGCTCATATTGAATTCGTTTGTTACTAGACTTGTAGCAGCTGCTAAATCAGTTAATAGTTGATTTGAGCCGTCAGTCTTAGTATCTAGGTACATAGTTAATGACCCAGAGATTTGTCTAGCTCCTGTAAAAGAACCAATTGGTTTATCCACAAGTCCAAGAGTTTCTGGAGTTACATAAGTAACATTATTAGCAATGGTAATTGAACCACCAGTAATATTAATATCATATGTAGTTGTAGAATCACTTGCAGTTGGATCTAATATTCCACTTGAGTTCTTAGTTGCACTGAGTGACAATGTTGAGAGTTTGTTTCTCAAGTAGTCAGCATCATCAGGACCTGAACAATCTGCATAGTTATATCCTTCTACATAAGTTACTGTAGTTACAGAAGTATCTGTTCCAGAAGGTTTTGCATGTAAAGATTTTGAAGGATCTTCAATCGCAGTATCAACTTGGTCAATTGTTGTTGCGTTTCCAGACCATGTTAACTGGGCAATTCCATCAATTGAGAAGTCAATCTCACACTGATTTACTTGAGCCTCATTTAAGCGATAAGTTGTATTTTCAAGAGCAAAATATATTGAAAGTTTCAATAATTCATGATGCTCTGATCTTTCAAATGTTACATCTGCATTTGTAGAATCAACAGTAATTGCTGATTGAGAAGTACCAGAAAGTGCTCCTCCTGTAATGTCTTTACCTGCTATAGAAGCCCATAATATATTTTCAACCATATCATGAGTTCCTGAACTTCTCCAGCTGTTAGAACCGTGTTTGTACGGTCTTACATAAGTCCCGAAAGACCATTCTGCTGGTGGTAAAGAGTCATTAAATCTTTTTGAACCACGGTTGGGTGTAGCACCTGCTTCGTTAATAGTAACATCAGTTGCTTCACTTCCTTGTGAAAAGCTATATCCATCTAACACACCTAATCTAAAAGTATTAGCATCTGTGCCGTTTCCTTTAAATAGTCCTAGACCTGCTCTTGAGTTATCTGTAGTTGTTGTGCCTGTTACACCATTTACAACTGCAGCAAAACCTGTTCCAGATCCGCTGGTTGCTGATTGATCGACAGTGTCGTTATCTGCATATCCAGTTCCTCGAAAGTTATTTGGAATATATACTTCAGTTACAGCTCCGCCAGATACAGCGGCAACAATACATTTTGCTCCACTTCCTGAACCGTCTGTTGTACCCAAAGTAATTACATCTCCGACTGCGTGTCCACTACCTCCAGTGAATCCATCTAAAGTTGAGATAGATCCTCCGCTGGCATGTACTCCGTTTACAGAGCTGACAAATACTTTCGTATTTCTCGATAAATTTAAAGCCATTTTGCTTTCTCCGTTTACTTTGGAAAGGGTTTGGCTACATTTTTATGTGCCTTACCTGTTTCCTAATATCGTATCCGCACTGTCATCTCTCCAATACCTAAAGGAGCGATAACTCCTTCATCTGTACTTATACTTCCTATGGTTAAAGAAGTTGTACTCTGTACTGGCGATACAGTGTCGTCATACACTAAATTATCATTATTATCTATAATTCTTTCGATATCTTCTAGTAATAATGCTAAAGTTTCTTGAGCATCATTTTCATCATTAATATATGCTCTTATTGTTATATCTAAAATTCTCCATTTAAATTCTCCAGGTTGATATTCTCTGAATTCATCTCCTGCTACTACACAAATTTTCGGATATTGTTGTATTTCATCTAAAAATTTTAAATGTCCATCTACATTGTTAAAGACATTTGAATTATATGGAGTATTTCCATCTATTTCTTTTAACTTATTTACGAGAGCATCAACTACTTTTTTTCTTGCTGTTCTATACGCCATTATACTCTCCTAAGTGTAAATTTTATATCTAGTTTTTGTACTGCTAACTCTCTTATACTTTTTTCTATCAAAGGTCTTGGGTCATAATTTGCACTATATTCGGAGCCATTTTCAAATACTCCATAAGGGTTTCTTTGATATGTATAATCAAAGTGGGCTTGTTTACCTGTAGAACTTGCATTTACAATTCTTGCAGATTGAGCAAATCTTCCACTTCTGTTTTCTAGTGCTGGCCTACCCATATTTGACTGAACTTGTTTAGGTAGCCTACTATTTATAAAAGCTCTAGTTATAAAAGCTTCTTGTGTACTTAATCCCCCAGATTCTTGAGACACTCTTTTTCTTTTTCTAGGAAGTCTGGAAGCCATGCTTGCTGTTGGCGCACTTCTTGAAAAAGTTGGTTTTTTACCATAAAAAGTTTCTTTATGAGAAACTGTTATAGGAGCTTTATTTTTTACAATCCCTTTTCTATATGGAGAAGTTACTTTTTTTGAAATTTTTCTATTTCTTAAAAGTTTTTGAAGTCTTGAGCCTGAAAAAACCATATTTCCTACAATATTTATAGGGCTAGGACTTCTTTCTGCTCTAGTTCCTTTTTCAACATTGCTTAAAGCTTTTGCTAAATCGTTTTGAAAACTTTTTACTAACTGTGCGAGCTCTACTCCAAGGGCTCTTTCACTTTTTTTACCTTGTGAAAGTCCTATATTCGCCTTGTTTTGGTTTGCAGTAGCACCTTCCACAGATATTTTTACTAAAAGCTGATCTTTTAATTGTCCTTCTCTTATTCTTACTTTTTGAGCATGTTCTAAAGTTAATTTAGGCTCTAATAAAGTTTCAAACTGACCTTTATAGCTTCCTAATCCAAGTTCATCTAAATCTTCGATTAATACTTCTGTAGTTAGATCCTCATCTTCTCCATACCCACCACCATATATTCCTGCATATAGAGATTGAATTTTTTTGTTAACAACTGCACCACCTTCTTCGTGACCAATTTGTTGCATTTGTCCAACTCTAGAAGCTATTTCTTTGTCGGAAGCACTTTCAAGTCCAAATAATTTTTTATACTGATCCTTACTTTTTATAACTTGAACATTTAATTCAGTATTAATTCTTTTAAATTCATCAAAAGGTCTTGTTCCATATATAACAAAAGTAATTTTGTTATTAGTACTTTTCATACAAATATTTCTGTATTTTCCGTATTCTACTACCTCTCCTTCTTTGGAAGGTACTCTTGAATCGTTTTTAAAAGCTCTTAATAATTCTTTTGTAAATTCTTTTAAAGGTTGTTTAGCACTATCTTTAAATGCTCTTACTGGATCTCCTCTTTTACCGCCTATCTTTGGTGCTTTATCTTCATGTATTAATAAATCTTTTGCAAGTTGTTTTGTATCTAATTCTCCTATATGTGGTTGTACATCCAATATCTTTTTTCGCATGTACTTATTTCCTTCACCATTTGGATCTTTTATTATTAAGTTATATAAGTAGTCTACTTCTCTTTGTAAATACTTTATAGACATTACTTATGAATCTTATAGAAATCTAGTATTCTCTTAATATGGTCTGGAAATCCTATATTTTCTCTTAGAGTTGTAGATATATTATTTTGTATCGAGGCTCCTGCTATTGTTAGTCTTTCTTTTCTTTCGTCTTTTAAGTAATATTTTACTAAGTCAAAACATGCTAGTTTTAAATCTTCTGGTGTAGTTGCATACCCAGAGGTATAAACTACTTTTACTGCTTTTCTTCCTTTTGGAAAAGCTTTGTCATTCATGTCATCTGTTCTAAAAATTGAATCCACTGTAGTGTCGACAATATACTCATATTTCCCACTTCCATCTGA